CAATACGATTATACTCGGAGCGAGCCGGTGAGTATGTGCGAGCGACCCGTTAACGAGGAACCGCTTTGGGCGGTTCCGAGTAATAAACATAGTATTTGAAAAAACAAAAAAAGCCCCTCACAAGGGGCTAGGTATATTCCTACACCAAACCACCCTGTAAGGGGCTATAAATGGCCTTAAATTGGCTTTAAACGGTACGTATGGACACGTACACAATGCCACCAAAACCCGTATATCTACGATCCGGTGGGCTAGTACGCTCAAAACTTAACTGCTCAATAACACCAGTAACTTGTTCACCAGTAGTAAAGTCTTGAATGATGACTGTATCTCCTGCAGCTTCAAGTGTTTCAAGTGTTTGTAAACGTTCCCAAGCACGACCTTCGTGACCAGTCATTACACCATAACGATCTGATTCAAAATCAAAATTAAGTAACGGAATGGTTAATTGGCGTGCACGATTAACAGCAGGTAAAGACTTAACTTGGTACCCATCAAACTCTGGACCTTTAGTTGTGTCTGTTGTGTCACGATTAAAAGTAAACTTAAAAGCTAGTTCTTCTTGTGGTGTGCTTATGTTAGTTGTTAAATCAGTATTTAACGCTGGAACAGAACCAGCAATGGTGATGATGGAGTTTATGTCACCATCAACTTCTTTAGTTGAGATAACACAAGTACCAAACATTGGTGTGTTAAAACGTGGTTTAATTAACTTGAAGTATTTCTTTTCAACAGTTGCATATCTGACGAAACCTGTTGTTATGTAACCTGTTTCAGTGAGAGTGTTAGCATCTTCAATGTAAACATAACCATCGGTACCATTATTGTTAGTACAGAAAGCAAGACGTTCACTGCCGTTAACAAAAGCACAAGCAGTAGTTGAACGGTTCTGATCCTCATTATAATACAAATCGTTTGCGTAAGCAAAACGTAACGGTTCAATTTCTTTAGATAAATCAATACGTGTCACACCAGGTTTACCATTAACATTTGTGGCAGCCCAAACAAAATTATCTCTGGCAGCAAAATCGTAAACAGGTTGCTCAGTATGAACAATCAAAGGACCATAAGTTAATGAACCATCATCAGAAACTGTGGCAATGCGTACACCTTTAGATGTACCAATCATCATATAACCAAGGTAGTAATAGATTTTATAAACAACTTCACCAGCAGGCATCTCAGCTGCTGTGATAGCAGATGTTAATGTTGGCATAACACCGGATGAGTTCAAAGTAAACTTGTAAATGTTTGATTGAATACCGGAATATCCTGCAACATAAATGGCAGCACCTGATGCTGTGATACTTGTAAAAATATGATCATCATCGCTATGTGTATACACAGCTGTAGGTAAAGCTGATGCGCTTGAAGAGAACTCGTACACTTTATCATTAGCGCACATAACAATACGTTCTTTAACATATTCAATAACAGCGTTAGTAACCGTGATACCAGGAGAAGTAAACATTACTGTTGCAGCAGTAGAAGCAGTACCAGTCAAAACCTTCTTATTGACCTCAAGTTTACCTGAAACAGTATCATTAGTAACCCAATATGCTGTTGTACCATCATCACAGATAGAAAACACAGGGTCATCTGTGCCAGTGTTGTAGTCAATGAAATGGATAACGTTTGTTATACCTGTACCAACAGGTGACACAGCAGTAGAAGTAACGTTAGATGCTGTTTTAGCGTAAGTAAAAGTTGTTGTAGTTGGAACACCAGTAATAGTATATGTACCATTGAATGTTGCATCAACACCTGTGATAGTAATTTCCATACCAACACATAGCCCGTGTGCTGCTGTTGTTGTTAACGTGGCAACGTTAGAAGTAAGAGCCTTATTGTTTATTGAAACAGTTATGGTTGGGAAAACTTTGTCAACATCAAACTCATCGTGGTTTAAAACACCTTCATAGGTGTTACTGTTTTGTGCCCATTTGATAGAGCGTAAGAACTGCCAAGGTCTACCGTTAGCACGAATAGCACCAGTGACCTGATGTGTTGCAGAAACATTTTTTAAAAGAGTAGCTTGACCTGGTGTCCAAACATCAACACCTTCAGAGTCAAAAAACCTGTACTGAACATTCTCACTTACATAAGGATCAAGATAGTTAATACCAGAACCATTATGGAAAGAAGATTGTGATCTTAACCACCAACCCTCAAAGGATTGCTCGCCAACTTCTTTAGTGTTATCAAACTGTTGCTTACGATACGTAGCTGTTTGGCGTTGGTAAGGGTACTTATCTGATGAGGCAAGAAGGAAAGGTTCACCACCTATAGCAATATCATAAATATTACTGGTGTTAGTATAAAGGTTTTGGGTTGTTGAAGCAATACCAATCGGGGAAACTATCGGTTCTGTAATACTTTCAGTTGCCATTATGCTCCTTCAGATGGTTAATCATTTCTTCAGTTAAAAAATCAATACGATGCTCAATACGTTTAATAGAATCAGCCATAGATGAACCACCATTAGGTTTCAATTCCTGCAAATAATTCTTCAACCAGTTCTTAAAAACCCAAGCCAAAGCCGAAATGATAATAACAACCCCGGCAAGAGCTGTGGCAGCTAAAGCAGCATTCTCCAAAACCATTACTTTTTGTCCTCATCCTCAAACGTGACCTCAGACAAGGTCCAAAAAAGGAAAGCAAAAATGATGGCAACACCAACAACACCACGGGTATCACCAGGTGGAAGAACAATCCAAGCGATAAGCAGACCTACAAGTGTGAAGGACTCTGCGAACCAAGCACGGAAGTGTCGCCCAAGAAAGGACAAGACACGTTTCATTTAACCCTCCTAGGGTTTGCTAGTTGTGATACGATAATTGCACCAAGAACCACCTGTTGTGCCTCACGGCGTTCCTCAGGTGTAAACTCGGAACCAAGATTATTAACAAATTGGGCGGCAGCAAGAACTTGCTCGCCACCAGGAATGGACTCTAATGCAGAACCTATGGATTCAAATATTTGTTGGACTGACTCTGGCAAACTTAACGAATCATCTTGTACAACATCTTCTTGATCTTGTACAACTTCATCAACTAAGGAAAGGTCGCTAGATGTTAACTCCTCAACAGGTTGCTCTGAAACGTCTGGCTCAACTGGAGCCACAGATTCTTGATCTTCTACAACTAGCTCGTCTAGCAAAGACTCTGGAGACGGTTGAACCACTGGAGAATTATCTTGATCGGGAAGATTCTCTGGTTGTGACTGAGTCTCTGAAGGAGTCGGAGAAGGTTCAGGAGATGGTTGCTCATTTGAAGTCTCAGATGGGCTTGGAGTAGGTGTCAGAGTTTCAGTTGGCGAAGGGCTTGGCTCTGGTGTCACTTCTGTCACTGTCGGTGATGGGCTTGGCATACTTACTGTTAAATTTGTAGACAACAAATAAGACCCAGTAGGATATTGATTGCAACATATATAAGCATATGATGTTGCGCGAATAAAATATTCACCAGCAGTTAAAGGCATAGTAATAATAGATGCCAAAATGTTTGTTGCACTATGTGCACCATCATCATTATAAGCAAGCCTGACAGCACCTTGCCAAATCTCAATCCAAGAATCAATAAACCCAGGATTAGTTTGAGGAGTACCAGTAACAGTTGACACAGTTGCATCAACCGGTTCAGTAATAGTTACCGGAACATCCACATAAGGTGTTGATTGATCAAGGTTAATTGTTACATCATCAGAGTATGATGGTCGTGCGATAAGAGTTGTTAAAACAACAATCGCTATTATCGCAGAGAATCTGCGAAACAATCTATACCGCTAAAACGTCTTTAGGGTCAACATCTTTAGAAGCAGACCAACGTGCACCATCTCTTACTTCAAAATGAAGATGAGGACCACTTGAGTTACCAGTATTCCCAGATTCAGCAATATGTTGACCTTTTTTAACCTTGGCTCCAGCTTTAACAAAAGTTTCTGAACAGTGAGCATATATCATCCAAAGGTCTTTACCATTGATATTGGCCTTAACAATAACTTGTTTACCGTAGGCCGCACCCCAGTTGTTGCCTTGAACTACACCATCACAGGCAGCAACAATGTCAGTACCTGTTGGTACAGCAAAGTCCACACCTGTATGTTTTCCTGATTTCCACATCTTACCTTCTTTACCGTAAGGTGTGGTTATTTTTCCGTTAGCAATAGGGAGACCCAATTATTTGCCACCTTTACCTTTAGATGCTTTCTTAAATACTTCGTCTACTTCAGCTTGAGATAGTTCACCGTCTTTTAGGAACGCTTTAGCTAGATCTGTTACTACACCTGCTACTGCTAGGCCTCCAGCGATCGCTGCTGCTTTAACTGGTTCTACTCCAGCAAATGCACCAACACCTACTGATGGTAGTGCAAAAGATATGAATAAAGCTAGGCTTCTTAGTATTACATCTTTAATTACTTGTAGTGTCATTGTTGTTCTTCCCATTCTTTTTTATCTTCATTCCATATATAATTTTTATCATCTGTTGGGTATGGAATAGGGGCTTCCCAACGATAAGTTGTTTCATTTAAAGTCCAAGAAGGATAAGGTTGTGGGTGATAAAAAACATCACGTTCTTCATCATAAACCATTCCAATACCAGCAAAATTAAACCTTAAAGGTGTACCGCCTAAAGCGTGAACACCATCTCTTGTATTATATGATGTTTGTACCCATTGACCTGTATATCTATCAGAATTATTGTTAAAAAAATCTTCATCAACAGAATTAACTTGTACAACAATTCCGTTTTCTATTTTAGCATAATGAGCCATTAGTTTGCATACCTCACTATAACTATTCCTTTACCACCATTACCGCCTGCTACAGCGTTAGAAGCACTTCCTGCTCCTGAACCACCGCCACCTGTATTAGCGGTACCGTTAGAACCTGCACCATTACCATTACCTGCAGCACCACCACCATTACCACCAGTTGTGAAAGCATCACCATATCCTCCGCCTCCACCACCACCTGCATACCAGTAAGTACCACTTACGTTTTGTCCTGTGGATGTTGCTAAACCCCAATTAGAATAAACAGATGAACCATTTCCACCACCTGCTGCTTTAACGTTGTTGCCACCAGAAGCACCTACTGCTCCAGCACCACCGCCACCACCGCCAGCAGTTATACTTAAAGTTCCATTAAATGTTCCAGCGCCACCGTTATATCCTTGTAGTGTTGTTGCAGTACCACCACCGTATTGCGTAGCAGAGTTATTACCACCACCACCACCGCCAGAACCACCAGTTCCGCCAGCAACAGCTCTGTTTACAGAAGCACCAAATCCGCCACCTTCTGCTGCAGTCAATGAACCAAATTGACTATTACTTCCTTTAGAACCGTTATAGTAAGTACCACCAGATTGTGCTGCACCACCATTACCGCCTGCGCCAACAGTTGTTGTATAACCTGTGCCACCTGTTAAAGATTGTGCACTGAAAAAAAGAAGTCCGCCTGCTCCTCCGCCACCACCCATATTGTTACCGCCTCCGCCGCCACCACCGGCGATAACAAGAATGTCAGCAGTTAAATTAATAAGAGGTGTGAAAGTTCCATCGTTTAAAAAAGTATGATAAGTATAGCCACCTGATTGTGTTATAGTTCCACCTGTTGCTAAATAACCAGAAGCACTATTAATTGAAGTATATTTTCTTCCAACTAATCTAGAGTTACTAAACTTAGTTATAGCCATTAAACAATCTCACTACCAAAAATATTAATAGACAAATTAGCAGAAGAAGCATAAACTGTTACAACATCTGTTGCAGCAAGAGTAACCCCAAGAGTTAAACTGATAGTGTCATTAGCGGGAACTGTTGCATCATAAGCAATATATTCTTCATTAGATAAAGCTGAACCGGCAACGCGAATTGCTATACGATATGTGGCAGCAGTTGCCGCACGATTACACACAGTGATAGTTGAAACAACAGCTGACTTACCTGATCCAACTGTGTACACGTCTGTGTTTGTTGTAGCACTTGGTGCACTTTGTGCCAAGACTTTATATGTTGTTGACATTAATTCTCCTTAGTAAATATATCTAACGATGACTACACCAGATCCACCAGCAGAACCAGAAACAGCACTATTAGCAGAACCACCACCTGCTCCACCACCGCCAGTATTTGCTAAACCTGCTGTACCAGTTCCATTATCACCAGTACCACCACCACCAGAACCACCTGCAGTAGTTTGACCAATGTTAGTTGATAAACCTCCACCGCCACCGCCAGCAAACCAATATGTTCCTGAAATGTTTTGACCTGTAGAAGTTATAGAACCCCAAGTAGAGTAAGTAGATGTTCCAACACCACCGGCACCATTACCTGCATTAACTCCAGCACCGCCAGCACCACCACCACCTCCACCACCACTGTTAGTGTTTAAAGCAGAGTTAGTTGAACCATTACCGCCAGCATTACCTTGACCAGATGTTGCAGAACCACCTGTGCCGCCAGCGTAACCATCTAAGTTACCACCACCACCACCGCCAGAACCGCCAGTACCACCTGCTTTATTATTGGTATAACTTATATAACCAGCTCCACCAGCACCGCCACCAACAGCAGCAGTTAAAGAACCAAATTGTGAATTACCACCTTGAGAACCAGCAGTTTTAGCAGCACCAGCAGCGCCACCAGCACCAACAGTTATTGTGTAATTTTGAGGTGTAACAGTTTGATTAGCAAGATAAACAACACCACCAGCACCGCCACCGCCACCACACCAACTTCCACCACCGCCACCGCCACCGGCAACAGCAAAAATATCAACTTGGCCACCATTAGTTACAGTAAAAGTTGATGTACCTGTAGTAGTAAAAGCGTGATATTTGTATTGACCTGAAGTGTAAACAGTTCCACCAGTTGCTTCAACATTAGCAGAACCAAGAGCGCCAAGAAGTAACATTATTCCCCTTTATGCAATTAAGTTACCGAAAGCAACCCAAGTATCGGTATCAGTTTTAACAACACCAGCAACAGCATACTGTCCTTTAAGTTTTAACTTAGAAGACTCAGACTGAATAGTTACACCTGAAGCACCAGTCATCAAAATAGGACCAGTACCTGTTTGAATAAAATTTACAAAAGAACCAGTAGGAAACGCAACAGAACTATTTAAAGGAACAGTAATAGTACCAGTAGAAGAAGTACTAAATGGTAAAATTTTACCTTGATCATTTAAAGTTAAAGTATAAGAACCAGTGTTACTATTAAAACCATAATAGATGGCACCAGCTGTAAGTGTTCCACCACCAGATGCTGCAGTATGTGCGTGAGTAGCATTAACAAAAGAACCAATAGTAGGTGTAGTTAAAGTCTTATTAGACAAAGTTTGTGTATCAGATGTACCAACAACAGAACCAGTAACACCGTGAATAGCACTTGATGCAGCAATGTGTTCTTGTGGTTCACGCAAATCGCGACCAGAAATAACGTGCTTAACAGCAGCACCAGCATCGTGAGAAACACCACTTGTACCATCTTGACCACGAACAATAGTTAATGTGGTACCAGCAGCAGCTGTTACGTTAACAAGTTCTTCAGAAGAAGTATCATAATCTAATGCCAAAGTATAAGGGTATGATGCAGGGAATCCTGATACAGCAGCAACAGTAATAGTTGTTGCCGAAGCATTAATAGCACCAGTAAGGGTAGTGTCTACAGCAGTAGACGAATAATAACGATTAACAGGCATACTTACCTTCCATATCTAATACGAATTGGGAAATCTTCTTGTTGTCTTTTAGAAGCAACAGAAAGTCTTTGCTGATACAACTGAAACAAAGCCCTAGTCACAGTTCCACCGGAACCAACAGGGGACTGTTGATCAATCTGGTCAACCTCAGCAGCTTGCACAGGTAAACGACCAACATCCATAAACGAAGCCATACGATAAGCAGCACCTAAAACAACAGCTTCTTTAGCGTAAGCAGGAAGATTAGTTACATCTTCAAAATCATCAGAAGTTAAAAGCATTTCTTGTGGTTGACGGGAATAAACCACGTGCACAGTACGACCTGGAACAATGCCATCATATACTGAAATAGTTTTACCTGTATTAAAAGTACCAACATAAGCGTTCTTGTTGATAGCATATTGTCTAACGGGCAACCATTCCTGTGTAGGACCAGTTGTTTGCCAAGTTACTTGTAAAATTTCATCTGCTTCTGAAGGAAGCTCATAAGTATTTTGGCTTGAGATAAAACTAAATGTTGTATAGAAAACACCAAATAGATCAGGAAAAACACCAGACACAGAGTTATTGATTTGTTTACGAATAATATCTCTAGGAAAAGATGGGGAAATAGTCACTCTATCACCAATGTTATGTGGTGTTTTTTGTGTGCCGCGAAACCCACGACCATAAGGTGCAAGAGTTGCTGTGTTAGTTGCACGGTCAAAAGAATCAATCCACATCAACTCATCACCAACTTCAATAAGACCACGTGACAAAGTTGAAGCATCAGCAACAACCAGTGTTGTTTGCGTATCGGTCATAGCAGAAGTTAAATAGGTTGCTTGGTCTTGGCGTTGTGTATACCCAGATAGGGCAATAAGTGTGTCATCAACTAAATCAGCAAACGATGGCATTAGGAAGCAACCTCTCTTAGAGCAGGAATGGCCTCAAGGCCAGTTGTTCCTGCAAGTTCATTACACACAGCATTCAAACCTTTATAGTCTTTAGGACTACGACCTGCTTGTGCTTTTTGGTTAAGTGAACCAAGTATTTCAAGACCAGTTGTGCCAGCCCATTTATTAGCAGCACCTGCTTGATCTAAATAAGCTGTGCGCGCAGGATAAGACGCACCGCCATTAGCAAGGCGATTTAATTCGTCAACAAGTGTTGAGCCAGCAAAACCGTAAGTCATTATTTCTTCTTTCTCGCAACAGCCATATTGTCAATCAAATTAGGATAAGGACGACCAGCAGCTTTAGCACGTGCCTTAGCAGCAGCCTTCTTAGCCGGTGTTAATTTAGTTGATTTCTTTTTAGGGTTTTTTGTTTCCCAAACTTTTTTCATTTGCAACTACAATCCCACGCACGCAACGATTTGTTGATACGTGAATTAGGGTCTCTAGCAGTTTTAGCTGAAGTCAGTTTAGACTTCATACCACACATACGACCACAAAAAGACTTACGTCTACCAGCAGCCTTCGGTGATTTTTTGGCCTCTGCCGCTTTGACAGGAGGTTTAAGATTCATACCTTGTGCCTTAGCACTAGCACGGCCTTTAGCATTCAACCCACCTTTAGGGTTCTTGCCTTCTTTACGTTGCCAAGCAGCAGATTTAGCCATCTATTTCTTCTTACTCTTACCAGCCTGAGACAAAGCAATAGCAATTGCTTGTTTCTTAGACTTAACTTTTTTAGGTGACTTACCAATGTTTAATTCACCTTTTTTAAATTCTTTCATAACCTTAGAGATCTTAGCTTGCGACTTAGTCTTTTTCATTCTTCATCTCCGGTTCGTTAGAGTATTCACCGATCTCAACATACTTTGGTTGAGGTCTACGTGCAGGTGTTTTACCTGACGCTTTAGCAGGTTTACCAACAGCGGAACCACCAACACCATAAGGGTTAACAGCACCGTAACATCCACATTCATAACACATATTATATTCCTAACTTAGAGATAGCCTTTGCTACCTTCTTATTGGCAAGCCTATGCGCCGGGGCCATCTTCTCCCCATTGTAAGGTTTACCAAGATTTTCACTAGCAGTAACAGCATCTTTCACTGCCTTCATACTTGTACCAGCAGGTTGAATACCTTGTTTTCTGGCATCAGCATAAGCATTAAGTTCAGCGTCCCACTTCTTACGGGGGACAACACGCATATGTGCTGCATCACCAGGATGCAATTCTAACGTTGCAGCCTTACAACCAAAACATCCTTCAACATAATCAGGATGGGTTCTCTGCCTGTGTAGCGACATAGTTTTCCTCCAACCACTTCAAGTTATCTTGCAAGCGCCCGTCCTTTGGGTTAGCCTCAAGGGCTATCTTTGCAAACTTAACAGCCTCATCTTTTTTACCAAGTTGCCAACCAGAAACAGATAACAGATCATAACAACGCCAGTCCCAAATAGACTTGTCGTTTAAATAATGTGTTGATGGTTCAAGTTCATTAACTTTATTTGCAGCGTCCCAACAACCTTGCCAGTTACCAACAGTGTAAGAAAACTGTGCAAAACTAAACCAAGGTTCAAGTTCATTAGGATTTTCTTTAATGGCTCGTTGAAACCATTTCAAAGCATTTTCGTTATTACCAAGTTCCTGTGAAGCCTGACCAGCAGCACGACACACAGCTGAGCGTTCAACATACCAACCACCTGCGTTCAATGTTGCAAAAGCAGTTTCAATAACTTTGTCCCACATTCTGTGAAAATAGTATTCACGTGTGAGATAGGCCCACATTCGTGCATCGCGTGGATCTTCGTGCACAGCAGCCTCAAGCATAGGCAAATAATAAGTTCTAGCCTTAGTGTCATCAGGTTTATGAAACACAGTCAAATCGTACTCTAAAGTTTTCTCATCACCAGGAGTATATTTAAAAGTTACTTCGTGGCAAGGTTTAATCCACCTGTACCCGTGCCTACGGTGCAATCTGTTATTGTTTTTCCATTTATTACCGGTGTCCCACCAAACCCAACCACGATCCGTGTCAGCTTCCCACGTCTCGCGCACTGTGTGAAAGAAACCCTTTTCAGGTATCTCATCCATATCAAGTGATAAACAAATGTCTATGTTGTCTGGGATTAAAGCAAGGGCTGCGTTTCGGGCATCATCAAACCTAAAAGGTTTAATACTGATTTGGTGCACGATAACATTTGGTGCTGCTTGCAGTAGGGCAACGGTTCTGTCTGTTGAGCCAGTGTCTACTACCACACGTAGGTCTGCGTCACGTGTTCCTTCTAACCATCGCATTACGTGTTTTTCTTCGTTTAATGCTATTGTGTATGCTGCTATTTTCATATCGTCCCCAATATGTTAATGTTTAATAGTCACGGTTTTGGGTATTTACTTTTAACAGATTGTATTGTTTGTTCCCAATTATTAGTGTTATTTACTTTATCCCAATATTGCATATCAAGTTGTTCTTGAATAGATGGGTATTCTGCAATTCTTTTATTAATATAAGCGTAAGTATCTGCATAAGATTTAACTGCATCTTCATCATATGCAATTTCGTTACCATTAATATCGTAGGCTACATTACCTACTGTACGAACTACCTGTGGATATAGTTTATAAACTGCGTCAATCATCCACCAACCTCCATTAATGTTATGCTAGAAGGTGCAAAATTTGTATATGTGTTTCCAGTATCAACAGTATATGGACCGTTTAGTTTCATAATACCACCATATAATCTTGCCCACCAAATAGCGTAAGTTTGAGATGCAGTAGATGCTGGAGAATCTAAATAATTTTGACAATATGTATCAGATTCGTATGATGCATCAGTATCTCGGTGAGCATAATTAATAAATAAATTGGCATTTGAACCTGTTGCTTGATTTGAGTTTGCTCCAGTAACAGCAGAACCATTTCTGTATAAACGAAATCCACCATAAGTATCAGTTTGGCTACTTGTAACAATGTTTGCTATAACCAAAATTTTACTACTTGTTGATATTGGGGTTATGGATGCTGAAATACCTGTAGCAGCAAATGTGCTTGAGTTAATTGTTTCAGTTGTTTTATAGTAAGTTTGAACTACCTGTAAAACAAGACCTGATTGTTCTAGCTTGTTTGTGTTATCGCCAAGGTTTGCAAGATCACGACTACGTGTCATTATACACCAACCAATGCTTTGATTTCATCCTCAGTTAAACCGAGGGCTTGTAGTTTTACTAAAGCAGATTCTTTAGCAACAACCTTAGATTCTTCTTCTACTTGACGTGCTGTTTGCTCAGCAAGTGCATCTGCTTCACGTTGTGCTAATTCTTCTTCAGTCCAAATTTCTTCATAAACTGGAACAAATGAATCTTCAGGTGTTACTTCTCTAACTTGTCTTGTCACATTGTTTCCTTATTTATTGTAACCATAAACGCTGATAGTGCCAGTAATAGTTCCAGATGCTGGGTAAAAAGTAAAACCATCATAAGAATTTGTAACAGTCATTACGCCACCATTAACAGTTCTACCATAATCGCTTGTACCACTCCAAAAGAAAGCATCTGCTAAATAACCTGTTTGGTCTGTTGAAAAAGGATTCAAAATATCAATAGCGTGCTTTGATTGATAAGTTGAACCCACTGGACTTAATCTAAAAGAAGTTGAAGCAGTTGAAGTACCAGAAGTTACTATATATGTTGTTGCTTGGGCAGTTGTTAAAGAACTTGAAAACCAATAATTTGCAGATGAATTATCTGTTGTGGTTGCCCTTAATCTTAATGATAAATCAATAATTGTTGCACTTGAAGTAATTTTGCAAACTAATTTATAATTATCATAAGTGCTAGAGAATACACTATTTAAAGAAATAGATTCAGTACCACTAAAAGTAACATTACCTTTAGCATCAACTGATGCAGAACCAGAAGCACCTTTAGTTACAGAAGATGCAATAACTTGAGTTAAACCGTTACCAACCCATTTAAGACCAGTAGATTCACCAGAAGCAGCAGTAAGAACTTGACCATTAGTACCAACCGCTAAACGACCAACCGTATCAGCTGCAGTACCGGCAATCAAATCACCCTTAGCATCAACCACAGTAGGGGCAATAGTGTTAGCAATATTAAACGGTGCATAACAAACCACAGTCACAATATCATTAGCAACCAACGCAGTTAAACCAGTAATAGAAGTACCAGTAGTAGCTGTGTAATCAGATCCACGAACCTGTAGAACACCGTTAATGAAAACTTGTTCCAAACCTACTGTGTAAGAAAGAGTTACAGCATTATCATCGGTACCAGAAACAGAAGTTTCCCCACCTGACATTGTTTTTTTCCAGGTTGTAAAATTAGCTGTAGTGGAAGCAGCAATATATTCCCAAGCTGATGTTGTTGTATTATAATATTTTAAAACAGCCATTACATTCCACCTAACATAAACGGATGAATAGAAGGCACCCATTCTGTATCAAAATCATTAGCAGACTTCTTAGAAACTATATCACCAACACCACCACCGGTAGGCACACCAAGAGATGCAGCAATAGAAGTGTCGGCCCAAAGAATAGAAGTAGCAGGTGCTGTTGCACCAACAAAAACACCACTAACACCTGTAGGACCTGTAGGTCCAGTACTACCTGTAACACCAGTTGGACCAGTAGGTCCCGTTAATCCGGTTGCACCAGTTGCGCCAGTAATAGATAAACCATTAGCCCCAGTAGGTCCAGTTGCGCCAGTAACCCCATTAGCACCATCAATACCAGTTGCACCTGTAGGACCAGTCGCACCAGTAGCACCAGTACCACCAAGAAAACCATCAGCACCCGTAGGTCCTGTAGGACCTGTAGCACCTGTTACCCCAGTAGCACCTGTATCACCTGTACCAGTAGCTCCTGTTGCTCCTGTAGGGCCTGTAGGGCCTGCTACAGTAGAGTCTGCACCTGTTGGTCCTGTGCTTCCTGTTGCCCCAGTTGCACCAATATTTCCTGTTGCACCGGTGACACCAGTAGGACCAGTAACGCCTTGTATACCCTGAGATCCAGTTGGACCTGTTGAACCTGTTTCTCCAGTACTACCAGTTGGACCGGTGATGCCTTGAATACCTTGCGAACCAGTCGCACCTGTAGGGCCTGTATTACCAGTTGCTCCAGTAAAACCAGTAGCACCAGTTGAACCTGTTGGACCAGTAATGCCCTGAATACCTTGAGAACCTGTAGGACCCGTTGCACCCGTAGCACCTGTTACTCCTGTAATAGATTGACCTGTAGCACCAGTATTACCTTGAATACCTTGAATACCTTGAGGACCAATAAGGCCAGCTTCAACCGTAACAGTTTCCTCATAAACAACATCAAGAGTTGTAGTCGTTTCCTGCAACTCAATAGTTGTAGTGGAAGGCTGTTGGGTATTAATATTTAAAACAGTTGTACTACTAGGGATTTCAACAACTTCAGCCATTTAGGAAGTAACCCCTTCGTAAACGATAAATCCACCTTCTAACAAACGTGTGACAACACCACCAGGTGAAGTAACTTCAAGATCATAAACATATTGACCAGCAGCTAAAGCTGTGGTTTCAGCAGCAGTTAAAGCGAGAGTAAACTTACCATCAGTTGTACCAACAGTAATACGACCATTAGAAGAAGTTAAAGAAACAATTGTTGTTGAAGAAGAAGGAGAGTTTTTAACACTCATAGCAGCAGTGTAACCGGTAACATTAACATATGTTCCATCAATTTTCCATTGTGGTGCAAGGCTAAAAGTTGAGCCTTGATACACTTTCATATTATATCTACCTGGTGTCATTATTCCTCTATTATGTAAGCGCCGTAACCGGCAGCAATTAAACTTGTGCGTTCTGCATCAGAAATCAAATTCTTGTGTCCACCAGGATAATAATAAAGAGCACTCTGAGTCTCATCAACACTTGGTGTACGAACACTATAATAGGACCCGTCAGTCCTTTGTAAAATACTATTAGCCCTAGTTAACTTATAACGGTAAAACAATGCGCCACCACCGGCAGGGCCTTCTTCAACAGTAGGTGGTAAAAAATAATATGCCATTGTTCTCCTTTAGGTGTAACCCCCACCCGAAGATGGGGGTCACAATTTTGCTTAATAAAATTAAGCGTTGTTGATGCTTGAGGTTGACTCAATGCGGAACAAGGAAGCTTCGCGGTAGCGAGCAAATCCAAGAACGCCGTACCATCCGATTGGACGGAAACGCATTAACTTATCGGTCACAGGACCAATCACTACGTGTGGTTCTTCAGCAACAGCTTCAGCCAATGCTTGTTTACCACAGATAAGTGTACGGAATACACGTGTAGTTCCAGAAGCACCGTCTGTAGCGTTGTACAAACGTGGTGATTCTACGAACATTGCACCTTCGTATACACCGATAGATCCTGGCCATAGATTGCCAGCACCTGATTCGTTGTAAACGTGTGCTTCGCGCCATCCGCCTGCGCCTGTTTCAGCACGTAAGTCGTGTGAAACTTCTGGATGTATTCCAACCCAGTATAATTCACCAACACGTGGAACAGCTTTGTTTGCACGCAATTTAGCAATAGCTCTACGGATATTTGCTGAAGTGATTACAGAACCACCGGTAACACCAGTAGTTGTTGTTCCACCACCTGAGTAAATAACGTTTGAACCTTGACGTAGCACTGTTTGTGCGAAACCGTCAATAGAATCTGCCATATTGAATGCGATGATGTCAGCAATAGCTGGATCAACATCAGACAATGAGAACAGTTCTAATTTACGTGTTGCGATTGCAGCGTTACCGTATTCGTTAAGAGTTACAGTTACGTTGCTTGTATTACCTAATGCTACTGAATCTGGATCTACAGTTTCAGTTAAAGTGCCGGTTACTGCCGATAAATCAGTGTATAACTGGAATACGACAGATGAACCTGGCATTGCTTGCTGTGCAGGACGCTTATCGGCAACGTCACGGATAAGTGGCATTGCACGAAGAGCAAATTCTACGTAGCGGTCATAAGCAGTCTGTACCAAGGAAGTTCCAAGGGACGCGGTGCTGGTGCTAGTATAATTTTCTGTAGGCAATTTAGTTCACCTCTTTCAAGGTTGATAGTAGTTGCGGTTTATCGCCCGAGAGATTGACCAAAAAGAAGTTGATCTAGTTCATCTTTGGTCTTCGCAGCCATAACCTTTTGGTGTTGCGTTTGCTCACCTGAAGGATTTTGTGCTGTTGAAGTCACATTGTTGATACGTTGATTATCTCTTACGGTTTCTTCATCTACAGACGGTTGAACAGGTTCTTCTTGTCTAATACCGAATACATCACTGTATTCGTTTAACCAAGCATCAATCTGTTCAGGTGTGTCCACATCACTAGGAATAAGTTTCGCTAGTTTATCTGGTACACCTTTTGAGGCCAATACATCTTTGACAGATCGGGAACGAAGTTCTGAACGCATTTTTTGGAGTTCAGCTTCTACAGCTTCTCTTTCTTTTTGCGCCTTTCTTAACGCCTTACGTAATTCCGCAGGGCCGTTATCTTGTTCCTCGTAATCATCTTCTTCGTATTGGTTGGCCATTGCAGCCACTCCCTTTCATTAAGTTGTCGTACACCACATACACAAACAGGGGAATCTGTGATGGCTTGTACTACCGGGCTTCGGATACTCTTCTAAGTGCCGGTGCGCTTAGCAGGTTTTTAAAACTGGCCAGAAACAGGTTTGGCTAATGTGCCTCTACCTACGCCTGCTTCGCCAGCAAATCTTGATTGTTCTTGTTCAGAAAGATTTTGTAATTGTTGTTTATATGCAGCAGAACTTTCTCCACCAAATACTGCAGAAGTAGCTTGCTCCATACCAAATGGTTGAGCACTAGCAGTAATCTGTGAAAGTTTCTCAGCAGTAGGTAATAAACCAGCAACTTGTTCAAAACCTTGACGTGCTTGTGCTTGAGAAACACCAAGACCAGCATAAGTTTCAGCCATAGATTTAGGTGCAGTTAATCCTTGACGTGTAGCCTCAGCACCAAATTGAACTGCTTGAGCTTGACGTTCAATCACTGATAATGCACGATTAGGATCAAGAGCATAAGCAATCATATCTCCGTCACCAAGATTATAATATTCTTTTAATTGTTGTTTGAAAAAAGGATCAGCACCATCAATGGTTTGTGCAGCAATATCAACACGTGATTTAAGTTCAGCAGGTGAAACATCTACACCAATGAAAGTTGAAAAGTCTGAAGGATCATCATAGAAACCTACAGGCAAACCTGCGCTACGCATAGTTTGTTTGTATGCTGATTCTGTTGCAAGATATTCTGCAGGTGACAACACAGGAAGTCCTGCTTTTTTACGTGCAGTATTACCAGAAAAACGTTGTTGATATTCAGGGGTTTCTTGAAGTTTAAGAGTTACAGTATCAGGACTAAAACCTTGTTGAACATATTCTGTAATTTTAGGTGCAAGAGAACCAAGACCATAGTTATTAAATAGTTGTGTTGTGTATTCAACCCAATCAGTTTTTTGTGTTTGCAAACGAGCATTTTCAACTTCTTGAGCTGCACGTCTAGCAGCTTCCTCAGCAGTAACCTCAGCAGCAGGGGCTGCACCAGTTACACCATAAACACCAGAAGGATAAAGAACTTTATTAATTTGGGCATCAAGTGCAGTTAACTGCGCTTTAGTAGGATTATTAGGAATTTTAACATCAACAGTTCTACCAAGATTTTTAGCTTCTTCAACACGGCGTTCTAAATATTGTTTACGAGTTTCTTTAGCCATTTAAGATACCAATCCAAAGTCTTGAAGAACCTTACGAGAAGCAGACATCATAGACTCTTCAGCATTTTTAGTTGAACGCCAACGAGGGTCATTCTTTCTAATGTCTTGTTGAAATTGCCACAAAGGTTTCTGCATAGGTTTACCTTCAGCATCCAAACCAGTTAACGCTTGATTAATATAATAATCATCAAGAGAAATACTTTGCTCATCTATCTCTAACAAATTAGCCATAGCATTAGTATAAGAAGAAGCAAGTTGACGAACAGTAAAACCTTTATCTATTTCTGCAGACAATGTAGGAAACTTAGATTTAGCTTGATTTTTAACATATTGTTTATAAGTTTCAATATCATCTTTACCAGTCAAAATATTAGTAGCAGCAGTATTATACCAACCCTGGTCAAACTGCATACCATAAGAACCAGCAAGTTCTTTCAAAGTATTCAACTGCTCAACAGCAGAACCTTTACTAAAATCAATTTTACCTGAACGAGCAATCTGAGGTTTAATAGTTGTAGTATCAAAATTACCGGCAGCCCATTCACGGGCAAGTTTATTAACTGCTGCATCATCTAAACCAACACCAAGATCAGTAGCATAAATTCTAATAGCATCTGCTTTAACTTTAATATCTTGAGCAGAAGGACCTGTTTTAGCACCAGTAGCAGCAAAACCATACTTTTCAGGAGTAGATAAATATCCTTCAAGAGATGCTTGAGTACGTTTACCTGCAACAGCATTACCATAGTTAAGTTCAGAAACTGTACGAGCAGCTTGAAGCATATCGTCTTTAAACTTTTTATCTACTACAGAGGTAGGATTAGAATAACCTAAAGCCTTTTTGTAACTGATAACCTCTTCAGGTGACATCTTGTACAAGCCATACTCAAATTGTTCATAACCTACAGGTTTAGAAAAAGTTTCAGCTGTACCAGCAGTACCTAAAAATAGGTATTCTCCACCAACAAAATTAGGATCATTAATTGTAAATACGCCATCTTGACTACCAGGAAGAACTTTACGTTCAGCTTGTCTATTAGGATCAATGTCAGCACTTACATCAATACCGGCAATAATTGTAGGATATGTATATTCCCCACTTCTTAAACCTCTACCAGCATTACTATCAACTGTTTTTAAAGGTTGTTCAAAACCAGCATCGGCTTGAGTTTGTTGTTCATCCTCAGTCTTTGGTTGACCTTTTAAATCAGAAAGTTGATTACGTAAATCTTCAACATATTGTTTAGTTACAGGACTACCAGGTCCTCTTTGACCAGGAGTAACAGGAAGTTTAGCACCAGGTTTAGTTGCCCTAGCAATTTCAGACTCAAGTGCAGCAACTTTAGATTCAGATTTTTTAGTCTTTGTTTCAGCTAAAAGAGTTTCAGATTTAGCTTTAGATTTTTCTCTGTTCTGTTTACGCTTTGATTCAAGGTCAGCAAGATCTGATTCTTTAGATTTAATCTCGTCATCTAAATTAACACCTTGTATAAGATTTCTTTTATTTAAAGACTTAATCTCATCCTTTAAATTATTAATCTTAACGTTAAGGTCTTTATATTCTTGCGCTAAAGACTTATCATTGTCAGCCAATTAAACTCCTAATAATTCTGCAAATAAAACCCTCATAGCCATTTCAGCCTGTGGGTCTCCTTGTGCTATTTCTTGAATCTTGCGATACGCATTTTGACGTATAGCTTCTTTTTGATTACGTTGAACTTTAGTATCACTGGTTAACATATTTAACATTAAATCAGCTTTATCATAAGCATCAAGCATCTGTTTATACTTACGGGTTAATTCGGTCTTAGGTGCATCCCCTGAATCAACCATAGAACGTAAATCTGTAACAGCATTAACAATCTGTTGTTTACTTTGTCTTGTTTCAAGTTCTTGAACAAGTAAAGGTTTGTCAGATAAAAAGTCTTCTTTAGTAAAAGCCCACTCATCACGAATAGCAGCCTTTAATGAAGGAGAAAAGGTTTGATCTAATCTTTCATCAAACGATTTCTTTAGTTCATAATATGATCTTTTATCTTCAGCAACGCTTACCTTTTTGAGGAAATCATCAATAGGTACAGCCTCAGTATAACCTTCACGCTTTAAGAAAGTATAATCATCAAAGTTAAATTCACCAACATAAGGAATGAAGAACCCTGAACCTTCTGGATACTTAGCGATAAGATCTCTGTTTTCACGTACCCATTTAGCAGCACTATTAGTTTTCTTAATAACTGCAACCTTATTAGTATCAGTTTCACCAATAGTATAAGCAAGTAAACCAGGATTTATCTTAGTCCATTTTTCTAAAGCAAGATTGTAAGCATCAGGTTCACCGGTCATAGCAATTTCATTAACCAGTTTATTAAACTCTGCTTTAAAGTTTACGTTACCAGCATCTTTTAAGTATTCTGGTATGTCTTGACCAAAACCTATTTGAGGTGCTACAGGAGAAATTAAACCAAGGAAGAAACGAGTAACAACAATGTTAGCTGCTATTCCTTCAATCTTTTGACGGTAATCAAGTTTTTGTGCTTCAGTTGCATCAAGAGGTAAAGACTGATTTGTTGCAGCCATATAAACAATTGCTTTACGAGCTGCTGAAGCAAATTGTGATTCACGTTCATCTTGATTTAAAGCATCAACTGCACGGCGAATATTAGAAGGAATAAGAACATCAGTCCATCTAGCATTCTGTGAACGTGGCCCAAGAGCAGTACCAAGTAAACGATCTTTAACAGGTGCCATAAAGTTAGGCATCATTCTGTATAAAGCATACATTGAAAAACCAGATAAAGGACCTGATAAAGTAGGAATAGAAGATTGTGGATCTAATGATGGGGTAATCATTTTAACCTTGCCAGTAAACTGCAAAGGCATAGGTGTTTGCAAAGTCTTACCAGTTAAAATTTTAGTAACAGGAGCAATAGCTGCAGTTAAAATTTCATCACCAGGGAATATAAAATACTTATCCCCATTTTCATCATTGTGAATAAAACCAGCGTGATCTAAACCATCAGATGATAAACGAAGTTTAATAAGTGATTGAGGATTCTTTATTGCAGTTCTGTATGCACGGCGATAAAAATCTTCTGTTGCTCTCCAGAATCTTGCAAAGTTACGAAGAGACCAAGCCATATTAGTACGAACATTTGGGTTATCAACAAACTCAAGAGTACGTCTAACAGCTAAATCGTTAGCAGCATTAGAAACATATTCTGCAGCAATCTTTTCTGCAACTTCTTGCGAGTAACCCTTTTCTACAAGTTGTTGAACTTTTTTATTCTCAACACCAGTAAGTTGTTTACGATAGTTTTGCCAGTTAGCATAAAAGAAAGGTTCACGTGTAAGTGTAGCAATTTGACGATCCATCCAAGCGTAACCTTTTTCTTGAATAGCTTTAATGAATCCACCTTGATTATTTGCTACAGGAACAAACTGTCTACCTAAAACTGTTGCTGGAAGATCCTCTTTATTAAGAGCCTTTAAAGCATCCATATCAATATCAGCATTAAGAACAGTCTTTATTGTTCCATCTTCTGCAACTTCTTTTCTACGAACAAGGTCTAATAGTTTCTTACTAATAGCACCATCAGCGTTACGGTAGATT